CGTCATATGCTTAACGAGCACACCATCAACCGGAACTCCGTTAACCTTTTTTGACTCATAGCTGACGAACGCAATTCTTTCAGTCATTCGATTAGTGCGCATCAGGATCACCATCCTCTTCCGGCAATTCTGAGCGAAGCTGATTGATGATATTTGTGGTTGATGTTTGCAACGGGAAGCGCATGACTTCAGCGCCCATACCTCTGTAGTCATAGTCTTCCTTCACTTGCTTCATGAGCGCTGTGAAGAAACGGTCCCGAATTTCTGGATTGCTTAGAAATTGTTCCGGATTTGATCCCAAACTAATAGCCGAGCTGATTTCACCACAAGCGTCATGCACCAGTTGCATAATCATTGGGTCTTCGATTGTCTGATCAACTTTCAAGTACATTTTCAGAACCTGAAACTGTTCATCAGTCAGTGGGCTTTTGTCAAGCGTAGTATCTGCCAAGAGTAATCACCTACCCGGCGTTAACAGTAACAGCAAGCGTTGAGCTGATGCCATTAGTGCTAAATGTGATTGTCGCTGTGCCCGCTGCCAGATTGGTAATAGTGTAAATACCATCGGACTTCTTAACAACCGTAGCGACGCTTTCATAGCTCGACACAGCTTCGACTGCTTGAGGAGCGCCATCAGGAGTGACTGTCACCGTGATATCTTTTGTGGCACCGACACCACCCGTGAACGTTTTCTGGCTCAAAGTCACTCCGTCAGGCGTTACGCTTTTGGGGTATATGTGAGGAAGTACCCTGCTTTTTCGTCAGCAACAGATACACCAAAGCGCATTCCTGCTTGCAAGAATTGGCCGTAAATCTGATCATCAACCCAGCGAACCATGAAGTCTGCGCGGTTAGCAAACAGAATTGCCCGCTTGATGTCACCCAAAAAGGCGTGTGCTTCGCCTGCTGCACCCAAAGTATCATCAGATACAACAGCAATCGGCATACCAAAAACGCTCTTGCCAGACGGGGTCAAGATGCTATCTTGTAGCAAGTAGCGACCATTGCCATCTTTAACTGTGTCCAAGAAATTGTAGAAACTCTGTGAAGCAATAATTACACGAGAATATGCAGGATCTAAATCAACGTTATTGATATGCTTCAAATCATCAACGCTAGAGATCGCCTTGGCAGTGAAGCCTTTCAGCAGAGTTGCAACAGCACCGTTAGTCGTATTGACCTTAATTTGTTGTGCGTTCTGGGCAATCAGGCCAACCAAATCAATCGCAGAGTCGTCAATTGACTCCTGCGAGACTGGTAACGCCTGACGATACGTTTCAACAGACCAGTTGACCGGTTTGAATTCTGGTTTTGCCATTGCTGGGTTCTTTTCCAACTCGGCGACAGTGACCATCTTGGTTGTGGCATTTGCAACCGTTGGATAGGTGCCTTTTTGTGTAGAGGCTTGGAATACGTTCGTGAAAGGTTTCAGATCAACAACAGTCTGCAATTCACGCTGTGGTGTATTGCTAATAGTTTCTGGAATGGTCGAGGCCGCGTCTGCAGCCTTGACACCGGCATTTACCGCATCACTGGCATCAGTAGGAACAGCTCGTAAAACTGCAAATGTGCCAACATCAGTCTTTTCAAAATTGACGCCATCAGTATTACGACCTCGAGTATGCAAATAAGCATTCAGTGCATCGCGATAGCTATGCTCTTCCGGATGATCGGGCTTCTTCCCACTCGGCTGTTCATTGCCTTTCAACGCAGCCTCGTATAAGTCACGTTTTTCTTCAAGATCTTTGATCTCTTTGCCAGCTTTATCATACTTGGCACGAACGCCTTCTGCCTTCTTCAGGTTTTCCTCGGAATCTTCACCTTCAAGTAAAGAACGAAGTTCTGTCTTCATAGCTGGCAACGCTGAACGCTTTTCATCAAGTTGCTTTTTAACAGCAGCTAATTTTTCATCTAAAGTCATCTAGTGACCCTCCTTATTTTTTGTATAAAAATAGGCACCGATTATTCGATGCCTTTGAGCAAGTCCTCTTTATTCAATTGATAAAGCATCTTACGCCGCTTAAGTTCCCATTCTGGCGGCTGATCTAGCGTTTTTATCTGTTCCAACGATCGTGCTCCGACCTTTACCTCAGTATCCGGATATGCTGGCGTGGTTACTGGAGAGACATCAAACAAATGATCAATATTGTTGATAGTGCGGTCATACTTCACACCACGTTCATTAGATTTTTTCCACTTCTGTGCATCTTTGTCTGGTGCAATCGTGAATGCAAAACTTGATTGGCTGATAATTCCCCGACGAACGTTTTCTAACAAATCACGCCCAAGCTGTGTATCTGGAGGTGTCAACGTATATTTGAGCCCCGTTTCATCAACCGTCAGCTCTAAATTGACTCCCGTGCGGCCTAACACTTGGTTCTGGTCATGATTAAATAGCGCAACAACATTACTCATGTCCGCATTGTCCAGTGCGTGTGGGTCAATGTGTTCGCGGAAACTCAGCTCACCACTGCCCATAATCTCGGATTGTCTGTCGAACTTAAGGGCATATCCCTCAATAACGGCAGGATGATCATCATCACCATCACGAATTTGCATTGGTGCCGCTGCCATTCTGATTTCCTTTGGCATTAGTATCACCTCCCTTCAATTCTGCTGCATGTTCAGCTTGATATGCTGCCTTTTGATCAAGAAATACTGTGTTAAGTGTCGACTGAATACGATCCATGTTCGGGTCTTTTAACGGTTTCTTTCCAAGCTCCGCACGTCCCTCGTTTCCAGTCCACAGTCCGCCATTAACTGCTGTATTTACGTCAGCAATTGGCAATCCGTTTACTGATTTTGTGTCGAATCCTATGCAATATTGGTGCCGTTGCGCGTCATCAAGCAGCTTTAGTTCAAACTCACTTGTAATCGGTTCAAAGTAAAATGGAAGATCATTGCGAATATAGTCATCAGCAAGCTGTTTAACTGACTGGTTAGGACTATTTTGGGCTAGTCGATACGCTGGCACCCGCAAAGCCTTCGCAATCTGCGCTGTTGAATAGTTATTGCTGTTAATCAGATTAAGAACGTTGGTATCAACTTCCAACGGCTGATAATCCATCGTTGAGTCAACAATAATTGGCGATCCAGCATCAGCACCCGCCTGTGCCCTTTCAAAATCTTCACGAATCTTCTGACGTGCTTCGGCGGACAGGCGACTCTCCTTTGCTTTGATAATTGAGCCTTTCAAACCACTCTTGAAGAACTTCTGTAACGTTGAAACACCTGACTCCTGCAGTCCAATTTCATCACCAAGCGACAACAGCGGTGAGCGCCCCATGATTGTGTCGTATGAGAAAAACTTCCAGTGAATGACGTCCTCAAATCCACATATTTTTTGCATACTAGAGTTGTAAGGCGTGAAACGGTAGATGATGTTATCGGGGTCGCTTGTGTCCACCTGTGTCTGTGATGGGGCATAGAACTCAAACATAGCTGGTTCGTTGGTTATCGGATCGCGCACAATACGCGAATAAGCATTGCCAGTCAAAATTGCATTGACCATCATGGAAAATTTCCACTGATAAGCCGACAGCCGCTTGTTTACCTTTGTATTCATCAAGTATTCAATATTGGCTAGGTCAACAACCTCATCGGTTGAGCTGTCCGTGATTACTAGCGGAAAACGACTAACATCACCCGAAACAATCGATACAGCCGTAAGCACGTCAGAATTCCGTAAGGCAGAAATGCCAAGGTATCCACCTCGAAATGATGGAATTACTCCAGAATCAAGCAAATGGTCTGCCCAGTGAGGATCCACTTCGGTTGCCAATCCTCGAAATAGCTTCATTCATCTCACCTCCCTTCGTTATCAGGAAGCAGCAGAATAAAGGCGAGAACAAACAACAAGCCGCCGCAAACCATGAATCCAGTAGGCCTATTGATCAAAAAAGCCCCATATCCAGCTAAAATGAAGCCTAAAACAGTGGCAATTCCAGCCATATTTGCGCCAAGAATTCTGAAAAAGTTAGCTAGTTTTCCATTCACGTTCTCACCTCCTAAAAGCCAAAGTCGTCACTAAACACACGGTCGTCGTCCAAATAGTTGTCCAAGTCTTCCTTAAAAGCGATGGCATAAGCATCAAGCGCAGCATCAATCATGTCTATTTTGTTAGCATACTTATTCTTATTAATACGGACGCCATTGTTGTCAGACATTAGAACCGCGTTCATTGCGGCGGCCTGCATAATGCGATTATCTGAATGCTTTATGCGACCGCCTATAACATCATCGCGGAACTGCTTAGTTGGCATTGACAGTGTCAGCGTTCCTTGTCGCACCTGTACCATCGGCCACTCAGGATGATTCTTCTCAATTGCCGTTAGCATTGGTCCAAATTGATAAGGGTCGTACATGATTCCCTGAACATCTATGTCATTGCGTTCAATGAAGTCTTCGAGCCATTCATATACCCGATCGTTGTCGATGATACCTGACTCTAAGCTGCTGATCTCGCCTTCGCCGTGTTGTTCAGCAGCCAAGTAGTCAATCCGATCCGTCTTTATTTTGTTATCGATGCCACCTTTTGAAGCAACAAATGCATAACCATCAAGCCACCACCAGCCCTCTTGGGGAATTAGCCAAGAAATAGCGAATAGATCGCTTGTACGACCGACATCGATGCCAATCCATGCTCTTTGCCCGCGAATATCAGGTTTGTCGGTCAGCTCTGCCGCTTTCCAAGCGTCGAAATCTAAATAACTGTCTTCTGTAGCTTGTCGCCAAATATTGAAGTTTTTGACTAATTTAGCGTTTAGACTGCCATCAGCACGAGCTTGAGCTAACTTAGTCGTCAGATAATCACTGATTTGGCCGTTTAAGGTATCAACGTCAAGTAGCGGATTCGATTTGATCCAAGAATTGGGGTCATCAACCTCTTGTACGTTGTCTTGTTCAGCAATAAATGCAAAATAGCGTTCTGCCTTTTCTTCACCGGATAACACCTTTTTGGCATATGGATAATTTTGTTGAAACATCGGCACGTTCATGTCGAATCCAGCCGTTGAAATGATGAACGTCAGATAACTAGGCAGTAACACCTGCCCTGAGGCAAGGGTTCCAATCATATCTGTTGTTTTAGCATTGGCATATTCGTCAACCACCGCAACATGGGGTTCATAGCCATCGACAAGTCCTGTATCACGAGAGAATGAGCGAATTGTTGATCCGTCGTCTAAATTGACAAGTTCATCTCGCGTAATCTTAACCATTCGTTTGATACCAGGGTCTTTCCGCATTAGTGCACGTAGTCTGTCTTTGACCATTCCGAATACAATGCCGGCCTGCTTGCGATCATTAGCTGCCGTGTATAACTGTCGTTTGTTGGCTGGATTCTTGCCAAACAGGAACTCGTAGAGAATGACACCAGAAATTAAAAGCGACTTCCCGTTTTTACGTGCCATTGAAATGAACACATCGGTAAATCGCCTTATATTTGGATCATCTTTGTCAACCCAGCCGTATATGCTGCCGATAATAAATTTCTGAAACGGTGCCAACGGCTGTGGTTTCCCGCTTTTCGGTTCTGGTAGAATTTCCATGAACTTAACGGCTTTCCCTGCCAGATTAGGATCATAATGCCATCGCCAATCTGTTCGTTTCAAGTCTTCTTGATGCCGTTTCACCGCAAGATTAACTGCCTTAGAAGTAATAAGACGACCGTCCAGCACACGTTTTATGAAATTAGGCATTGGATCCTTAAATTTTGACAACCAACATCACCTCCATCGCAGTCAGCCAAAAGTATCAATGATTGAATCATTTTTCTGTGCTTCAGTCTTAGGCATGCTCATCTGCATCCGGCTATTGACATTAAGACCAAGATCACTGGCTAGACTTTTAATATTTGCTGTGGCTTTATTCAATATGCCAACGTATGCATAATACTCATCTTGATCTCCACTCTTTAAAGCCAGTTTCATGTTGACCGATGTGTTTTTGTAAACCGAATACCATGTGCAATAATTTTCCAACTCGGCGCGATCGAGATTTCTAAGTGGTAAGGTCCCCAAAGATTCGATGATTCGCTTGTATTCTTGTTTTGCGACTGGGTCAAGATGATTAGGCGGTGTTACCTGAAGTTTTGGAATGCCATCTTTGGCCATCAATTCCGCATGTAGTTTGGCCTCCTGCCGTTCTTTGGTCAAATCACCCTTCGACATTTGCAATACTTTGTATTTTCCAGCCATTTCCCACTTCACCTCCTAATATCTATATAAAATGGGCTATGTTTACCCCTGCCGCCTTAAAAATCGTTACAATTTGGGGTGCAAAAAAGAGGCCGACCGTTCTTCCGTTCTAAGAAATGTAACCCCCGATAAAAATGGAAGGGGGTCTAGCCACTTTTAGCCCGTGAAGTTGCCCGATAAATTATCGAAAATTTGTTTTTTAATTTTTTATTTCTTTGAATTTTTTAAATTTGTTTTGCGATTTCAATTCATCAAGTTTGTTCATCGCTTTGATGAGTTGACTCACATCTCGACCTTGCTTAGACAGTCTCTGCATGCATGTGTCTCGGTCAGTGTCGATGAGTATGTGTTCGACATCTCGACTAGCAAGCAACGTGTCTAGCTTCTCATCTGGATATGTCATGACTAACCATACATGGTCGAAGGTCTGCTCTGCTTTAAGCTTGCGCAGTATCAGTTCATAGATTAGCTGCACATAATCATTGGCGTCTATATTGCCCTGATGTAATGGCAGGCCTGTTAACGCCGTCATGAGATGGTCGTAATCATAGACGAGGTCATGCTATCCTTGATGCCGCTTGACGTACGTTGACTTGCCACTTGCTGGATAGCCAACGATTACTGTAATCTCCATGGATCGATGCTGTCCCTTCTTGCGCTTGGTTGTCTCACGTCTCGTCTTCCAATAGTGGCAGTCCCTGCATAAAGCCTGCAGATTATCCGCGTTCGTGCGGTCTTCCCAGTCATCTTCGCTTGGAACAATATGATCAACTAATGAGGCTTGCAGGCCACAGCGTTGGCATAAACTGTTGTCTCTAATCAATATCTGCTCACGCAGCTGCTTCCATTCATTACTGTGATAGAACTTAAGGTAGTCCGACTGCTGCTCATTCCGCACACGGTTGTACTGCCTATCCGCCTCCGATCTAACACGAGCATTGGCATCAACCAATTGTGGTCTGCCATTTATAAAGGCAAGCTTCTTACTTGGCATGGATATCTCCCGTATACGCGGAACTATTCATTGGTTTCATTCGTTTGCCCAATACCTGTGTACTGATATGGGTTTGTGTCTTCACCGTTAAGGTATTCGATGTAGTAATGCTTAGGCTTGATGTGTCCCTTGTCAGCATTCCATTCGAGATTGAGACGAACTAGCCCGTGATCTGGAAAGCTACTTATATATTTGCCATCAATCCAAACATGTGGCACATCATTAATGTCATCGAATTCGATACGAACATGCGGAGTGCTTGCGTGTAGTGATGACTGCTCCTGCTTTTGCTGATAGTCGTTCAGTGCTTTGTATAGCTCTGCAATAAATGATTCGCTGAACCCAGGCCGAGCAGGTAGCGCAACGTCTTCGATATCAGGCAGTTTACTATCACATAGACCATACGCAGTTAAGGTGGGTGAAGCTTCCGCCGTTTGGTTAGCTGGCATGAATTGTTCGTTGAACTTTTCTTGACTCATTGCATGCACCACATATCCACATGATTCACCGTAGTCAGCCACAAGCATATCGCCTTGCTTCACAAAACGCTGATTTTCTCTTTCTCCGAACGTAGTAACGACATGATCGCCATCATAGCGAACGTTAACTCTAATTGGAATGCCATTATCTTTGAACTTATTGCTAACGAACTTTCCAACGTCTTCGCAATCTTCCGGCACCTTGATTGCAATGTATTCCTTTGGCCGTTTCACTACTTTAAGCATGTGTAATTCCTCCTAAGACACTATGATTGTCGAATAGGAACCGATACCGTCAATGTTTATACCAGTAACATCCCATCCTGATTTATTTAGCAAACTGATTACTTCATTAACGACTGCTGGATTGTACTTGGAAACGCCAATTGAGATTGGGGATGTAGTATTAATTCCTTGATTAATGGCTTCGTTAACTTCGGCAATCAGATTGTCTTTGTATTTCTTAGTTGCAGTGGCACGAGTTGGCAGGCATCCTTCCATTTTTGGTAGCACTGGTGCGGGTGGAGGCAACTGACGGTGAGACAATTGCCTACTTTGGCCTTTAGCATTATCGAATAGCATGTCTATCCCTCCGTGTATTGTTTGATCTTGTCAACCCGCAAGTCGCACCACGTTTCGTGGGTACCGTCTGCCTTGTAGACTGTTACGACTGGCATTGATCGATATCCCAGCTTGCGGAACCGCTCGTAGTCGTCCGCGTCTGCTGTGATGGTTTGCACTGGCATGACACGTGATAGCTTATACACTGTTCGCCAGCACTTTTTACAGTGCGGCTTCGTGTAGATAATTGCTTGCATGTGTTTCTCTTCTCTCGATAGTTTCTCAATGATCCGGTGTTCAACATCGTATAGGTTTCCGTAGTCAGTGTTCCATACTCTAGTCATTGGGGACACCTAGCAGTTCAAAACGATAGCCATGGGCTGTATTTTGCTTTCCACGAATTACTGCTGATATTTGTCTAAAGTCAATTCCTAGCTTTTTACCGGCCTCATGCAAGCTCGGCATCAGCAAAGAAACCCCAGTAGTCATGTTGGTAGCAATAATCTGTTTTGGATCATTACAATAATTAGTCTTGTGCTTAGGCCCGGAAGACTTAGCTATTCTATATTTTCGTGTTCCATAGTTAAGATTGTATTCACTTGTGCACCATTCAAGATTTGAGACTGCATTATTTGCTTTATTTTCGTCCTTGTGGTTAACCTCTGGTAAACTATCCGGATTATTCAAGAATGCTATAGCTACAAGACGGTGAATCAACCGATATTTAGCGTTCCCATCTCGGCATAGAGCAATCATGTGATATCCACGGTTGTTGTGCTTGTCCGCGAGCACTCTTCCATTCCTGAATTGACCATTCTTGTCTTTACGATCAAGGCTTCTTACTCTTCCCATGTTGCTAACTTGGTAGAGACCTTC